ACAAATCCGGTATTAAGGGTAATTGTTGTTCTAGCGTTGGTATTATATCTTTCTCTTTGACCTCTATAAGTATCGTAAGTACCTGAAGATTCAAAAATATTTCTTTTATATGTTTCATCTGTTACTACAAATTTTTCAGTAGTTTTTTTGTAAAAGTAAATGTCTTGAAATGCACCAAAACGATTTATAAAAGTTATCTTATATACTTCATATTTAGGCTCACAAATATTATTTACGCTTATTGTTTTTAGCAAAGTAGAATCATCTGTATCGTAAATTTTTATATTAGTAGAGTCAGCAGGAATATTAATGTACTGTATCTTTTGATTAGTATTACCATTGTCTGTAATTTCTGTATCTGTGCTATCTATTGTCACTTTACCGACCCCTTCTGCAAATATTGGCAACTTACCTATTGTTCCTTCAGGTAAATAAAGAGTATTTGTAGTAAGTAAACAATGTCTTGATAATTCAGGATTAAGTCCTTCTTCAAAATATCCATATCCATCAAGAGCAATAAAGGTTTGACTATTAGGTGACCCATAAGTAAACTCTACATCATTTTCATCTCTTATTGTAGCATCTACTCTAACCCATAAAGCATAACTATTATAGTCATTATTAAATTCTATACTAAGATAATCTCTAATTAATTCACCTATTTCAAAGTTTATTTTGTCCTCTCCTGTGATTAAAGATTTGTTAAGAGTGTATTTTAAATCACTACTACCATAATCTACTGATTCCCCACTATAAACATATAAATCTAAAACTATATTATCAAATGCCATATTATCCTGCTATTTTTCTTACTTGTTTTGTATTCCAATCTTTCAAGTAAACTGAATTAATTATATTATTACTACCAAATACTATTACATATTCTTGTTGATTGCTGTTGCTTGGTCTTTGTGATTTATTAATATATACAAAACTTCCATTCCTTGCGGTATATAAACTATTACTTGATGCACTACAAATAGTTTCACCTGCTAATGAACTATAATCAGAAACCGCTGCTTTAACTTCCCAAAAAACAGAGTTTAGATTTTTTTCTTCAAATACATCATAGTTGTATTTAGCAAAACCATTTACAATATTAACACCAACGTAAAAGGTATTAGTTTTTAAAGAACAAGGGTTTATAGGTATGTCACTTGCAGGTTGTTTTACTCTTTCAGAACAAGTTAATGAACTGCCAGAGTTTGTAAATCCTGAAGGTACAGTTATTGTGAAATCTACATCTCTTCTAGTTAGTGATTGTACAACAGGAAAAGTAGTAGGCGTAAAGTCTGTAATAGTTAAATAGTAATCAGGGTCTGATTTTCCTTGTGGTGCTTGATGCCATTTAGCTACTCCTGCTGTAACATTACCATCTACTAAAATAGCTTGGTCATCAAAATCAATATCATTACAGCTAAAAGTAGGAGTTACTGCTGTTGAGTTTTGTGTATATTCTTTTGAACATTCTACCGTACTACCTGTATTATTAAATCCTGCAGGGACTGTAATATCATAAAACAAAGTTTTAGTTATAGCTGCTCCTGAACTATTTGCTGCAACACTTGTTACTGATGCACCTCCACTTGTTTCTTTTGTTGCTGTTATCTCACCTACTGCTAAAGGAGTTGTAAGAGTTCCATCTGCTGCAATTGCACCCCCTAATAAATTTGCAGTAGTACAATCAAATGTTACCGTTGATGCACTAACTGTAACTTGAATGTTTGCTCTAGCATTACATCCTGTAACATTATCTATCCTATTTACAAACATATAATATACACCAGGTAAATTTTTTGAGGTAATAGTTATTTCTGTACTAGATGTATTTAAACTTCTATCTAGTTCAAAAGGATTATTAGTTACATCTGTAAAAGAAGTAGTAGTACCTGAAAAATAACTTGAATAGTCTAAAGTAATTGATGCTCCTCCTGAAGCTATTGTTTGATTAGGTAAGTCTGTTGCACTTACTACAGTAGGACAAGATGTAGGTTTTAATGGTTGTGTTGCAGTAACGTCACATTGTATAGCATCTCCTGTATTAGAAAACCCTTCCGGCGTTAATATTGTAAGCGTTATTGTTCTAACTGTATCGCTACTAACCTCTGCAAAACTATTATTACTAAAATCTGCTGCCGTAGATGTAAATCCTTGTATCTCTCCAAAATCTAAAGTAGGTAAACTTATAGCACCAGATTCATCTATGGTTGTGTTTTGGGGATTTGCATATGTACAGCTAAATAAAGGCAAAGGTTTTACAGGCTCTGCATAGCTTAAATAAAATGGACTTCTTACGTTTATCTTTGTACTCATCTTAATCTATCTTGTTTTAATGTAAATGCCAAGAAATCTTCTACGTCTAAACCAAACTTTTCTACAAGTTCATCAGGTAGTTTCTTAAATGCTTGTTCAAATGGTTTAGTAAAAAATAAACTTGGTTTAATTCCTTTTTTGTATATACTTCTTGCTATTAAATATCCTATCGTATTATAGTTGCCTTTTTTAAACTTTCCTTCTGCATCTCTTAATCTTATATTTCTACTCTTTGCCCATTGTGCTAATGGTTTTATAGGAGGCATCTTTGATTTATATGAGAACGGTGTATTGTATTTCTTTTCAACACCACTTACTCCTTTATCTTGATATACTCCATATTCTTCCATTTCAAACTCCAAGAGAATAGAATTAGGCATTTCCTTTACATTACCCTTCAAACTATTATAAAGTTCTTTAGAAACGTTCTTACGCCCTTTAGAAAGCCTTGTACGTGCTTGTTGTATAACAAACGATTTAAACGCTTCTAATGCTTCTTGTGTTTTTGTTAGTCGCATATTGTCATATCGTTTTGTACTACTACATCAAATGTTGCTGCCCATCCTGCTAACTTGTTTTCAAATCTATCTACAAATGGTTCACAGCTTACGTCTCCCTGTACTTGGTATAGGTCTGTATATAAATCACCTCTTTGTAATGTATTTATTACTCTTGTCTGTAAAGCAAGTTGTGTGTTTAGTACATCTTGTTCGTTATCGTTTCCTACAAATATATCTGTAACCTCATCTTTGCTTATATCTACAATATCCATAGAAAGAATACTAATATTGAATGTAAGTGTTTTAGTTCCTACTGTGGTGTTGTTTACTATGATATGAGATAAAGGAAAGATAGTTTGTTTATTCAAATCAACATCATCAAGAGAACCGAATGTAACTGTATTTACAAATGGCTCTGCTATAAGTGTATCTTTTAGTTTATCTGTTACGTTGTAAAACCCTTTCATCGTTTCTTAATCAGTTTCTTTTCTAATTCTATTTTATCTTTTTCAAATGCCAAATACATTAAGCACTCGTGTACGTTGAGTTTGGTAACCTCATCAAACTTGGTAACATCTCCTTTAGAGATTCCATAGACTGATTGATACCAACCCCACTTGCTTCCAAACGTTCCTTCTGTTGAGTAGTCAGCTTGTTCGCTTCCTTCTGTAAATAGTTCAGGATAGTTTGTATTAACTCGTTGTTTAAATTCCAAAAAAAAACCATAGCAGCAAAGACAACATCTAAAGGCATATACTTTAATCTGTCGTTCATTCCGTTATAGGTTTCTATATTATACTTATGTCCTTTCTTAAATGTAATTGGTCTGTATAAAACACTCATAGCTTTGTGCATACTTTGCCAATCTCCCAAGTTCTCATCAAGGTCTATATACTCTCCTAAAGTCATATCATCTAATACAGGTATAAAACCGTACTCTACACCTGCTAATTGAAAAGTAGGAATCAATGTATGCTTTGTATCAAATACTTTGTTTAGGTGTACTGCTATCTCTTGTACTGACTTGTATTTAATCTCTGCTACATCCTTTAAGTCAAGATTACAAAATATCTCAACCATTTTTTGAAGTAAGAACGTAGAACCTTGATTGTCCTCTGTATTCAGCTTCTCAAATCTTTGATACTGTTCTAATGTAATCTCGTTAAGTGAATCAGGTACGTTTATCTCTACTTTCATATAATTACAATAAATAAGTTACTAATATGTATAAAAAGGAAAAGGTAGCTAAATGCTACCCAATCCCAAACAAAATCAAATGAAAAAAGTTACTGTTTTAAGATAAACCTTTTGTAAGCGTATCTATATGCTGTTTCTATTGCTTGTTCTAATTCTTTACTGTTTTGTACGTATCTTTCACTTCCTTCTACATTGCCTTTGCCTTTGTAGTCTATATACAAGGTTACATCAGAACCTTTTTGACCTCCACGCTTTGTAGGTTTCTGTACTACATATATTTCTTCGTACCAACAGCTTTCTCTCATTTTAAAATAATCCAACTATCTTATCACTTATATCGTTTGCCCATAACATAAAGTATAAGAACATATACATTGATGCGTAGGATAGTGCTACAAATGCTGCAGCTTGACCTATTACTTTCAACACATTCTTACGATTCTGTTTCTTTGTTAGTTCTTTGATTAAAATGTACTCTGTTTGATTTTCCATAATATAATTATTGGTTAATAAAAAAGGGGAGTTGCCTCCCCCTATTTTTTAATTATTTTCGTGAATACTAATTAATTTGGTCTGTAAACTTATTAATTCTTTTATTCTAATTTTTGCTTGGTCTGATACAGTTTCTGTTCCGTAAACCATTCTGTTATCATTTAATTCCTTTGTTGCGTAAATTATTTGAGTTTGTGTATAATCAATTAACTCAAATAATTCTTTTTTTGTAATTTGTGTTTTCATTTGTATAATTGTTTTGTTGTTATTAATAGTCCAAAGATATAAACATTTTTTAAACTACAAAACTTTTTTAATATTTTTTTTAGTAGATAAAATATTCTCCTTTATTAGGATTCTCTAATTGGTCTGTTAGTACATAACGTAAACTATCTATGCAGTCAGGATGCTCACCTGATGGTTTATTTAGGGTATTGCCCTCTTTATCTTTTGCCCATATATAGCCTTGTAGTTCTCTTTTTAGATTCCTGCTTCTTGCTGTAACGTATATTTCATTTTGATTAATAAGGTTAATACCAAAGTTTACGCTATCTCTTCCTTTTGTACAGGGATATATATTATGCCCATCTCTTCTTAAAGTTTCTATACTCTTTGGTTCTGCTGAATCTGCAATCAGGTTTTCTTTTATATTGTTTTGAGTAAGAAACAAAGATAAATCCCTTAATACTGTATTAGACTTATAGAACACCTCATCAGCTATGTAAGCATCATTCCACTTGTATAAAGAAATTACTACAGTAGGGTCGTTATATCCAAAATCAACTCCGTGTGCCAATATACGAGCATCTTCAGGTATTCTATCTATCTCTTTCCAATCAGGAATACATACACCTTCTAAAGAACCTGTTTCTCCTAATCCATATACTTTCCACCAATTTGCCCAATAGGTTGAGGTTTTAGCTTTCTCTTTAGCTTTCTCTATTTCTTTTACTATTGTTTTAGGTAATGCGTTATTGTCTTTGTAAGTAAGTGTGATGTAATCGGTGTCCTGCTTTCCTATCAGTTCTTTGTCTACCCAAAACAAGTTAGATGGATTGTAGTCCAACCATATCACTCCACTTGTTCTTACTGCTAATTGTGTGTAAGCATCAAAAGGAACATTGTTGCACTCGTTAATATATAAGTCTGTTCTTCTTGCTCCTCTTAATTTATCAGGTTGGTCTGTAGAAAAGAACTCTATATAACTACCATTTGTAAAATTGTATTTTAAGGTACTTTTATTAAACTGACTATCATTATACCTCTGTAAACCCTTTAAGATAGATAAGAAGTCCTTTAAAGCACCTCTACGAAGGTGTGGCACAGATTCACTAACTACACTTATTTCTTTGTCTCTGTTGTTTATAGCATAATTAATAAGCAAAGCAAGAATTGAAACAGTCTTGGAAGCTGATGTACCTCCTTTAACTATTCGTATCCTGCTTTGTAGCTGTTGTAGCTTTTTAAGTGCTATAGTTTTCTTAACCTGCATATAGGTTGAAGAGTTGGAGTTTGGTTAGTCCAAGTCCTCAATAAACAACGGTAAGTCCTCGTTGATTGTAATATCTTTTGTTTCTCTTGGTTTACCAAGATAGTAGTTAAGATATAACTGAATCCATTTTAGTTCTCCTGATTCTACACCTTTCTTTAGAGCATCTAACGCAGCATCTTCTAAAGGAGATAATCTTTCTACTAATTTTATTTCTTCGCTTTTAGGTTTCCTTCCTGCGAATCCTTTTGTAGAATGACCACCGTTATTTTTTCTACCATCCATAATTAAAATAGATTAATTAATTAATTATACAATAAAACTTTTTATAAAGTGTTAATTGATAAAACCATATTTAGCATAGAACTTTTCTCTCTTGTGATGCTTTTGGTATAGTTCGTTATAATCTTTAGTAAGTTGTTGTATTGTTTCTCTTTGTTGTTTTACCTCATCTTTTAAAGCTGCGTATTGTAGTACGATACTTTCGTCTGTATGTAACATTTCTTCAGCATCTTGTTCTACTGCTTTTAGTTTGTTTTTAAGTGCGGTGTAATTATTTCTTACCATCTTATCTTTCTCAATCCAAGATTCAAGTTGTCTTATGCCGTGTAGTACACTTGCGTAGTGTCTGTTTACTTCTTCACCTATAGATGTTAAACTTAATCGTGTGCTGTCTCTTGTTAGTTTAAAATACATTGCACGTGCTTCTACGTATTC